ATTGAACAATATTTTATGTGAAACTAGTATTGCTATTGTGCGGACATTTGCATATAATAAAGACAGATAAAATACTGCTCACGAAAGGAGATGTTTTATATGGCTACAAAATCAGCAAATTTATATGCTAGGATTGAACCGGATGTCAAAGAGAAGGCAGAAAATATTCTGGCTACACTTGGTATCCCTGCTTCCAATGCTATCAATATGTTTTATAAGCAGATTATCTTACAGAGAGGTCTTCCGTTTGAAGTAAAAATACCATCTGCCAGACCTGTTGATATCAGCGCATTATCAGAGGTAGAGTTCAATGAAGAATTAGAGAAGGGATATGCGGATATGCAGGCTGGACGGACAAAAAATGCTAAGAAAGCCTTTTCTGATATTCGCAAAGATTATGGCTTATGATATATGAAATAGAAGTATCAGAACAGGCTGACAGTGATTTGAGAGGAATTTTTGAATATATTGCTTTTGAATTACAATCACCGGAAAACGCAAGCGGACAGCTCGATCGTTTGGAGGAACAGATATTAAGCCTGGATAAGATGCCGGAGCGTTATCGAAAATATGAAAAAGAACCATGGAAAAGCCGTGGACTTCGTGTATTGCCGGTAGATAATTATCTTGTTTTTTATATTCCGGATAATGATAAAAAGGTTGTAACAATACTTAGAGTAATGTATGCAGGACGGGATATAGACAATCAGCTAAATATACACACAAAGCAATAAGAAATATGATATAAAGCAGTCTTTCACATTTAGGATTGACTGCTTTTTCGTATCATTTGATGCTAAGCTTGAAATAAAAAAATTGAAAAAAATGGTACAGTAAACGTCAAAATCAATTTAATAGAAAATTAATAAAGCCTGAAACCCCAGTAAAATCAAGGGTTTCAAAAATTTTATTAAAAAAATTAGCACTCGAGGGTTGTAAGAGCTATTTGAATTTCAACACGTTTCATCAGGCTTTAAAAGCTTATATTTACGGGCTTTTGACGATTTCGAACTTTTCATCAAGTGTCATTATATGGCATCTTTTGAATAAAAAATGGTACAGTAAGTGGTACAGTAGAATCTCAGCGAAAGTTGAGGTTCTTTTTTTTATGCTTAAAATTAGTAGAAAGGAAGACTTGATATGACAGAATCAGAAAAAAGACAGTCAGTAGTTCAGGTAATGAGGGGATGGATTGGACGTAAAGAATCAGATGGTTCACACAAAGCCATTATTGATATTTACAACAACCACAAGCCACTTGCTCAGAACTACAAAGTTAAATATACAGATTCATGGTGTATGGCAACAGCGTCAGCAGCATATATTAAGGCAGGACTTGCTGATATATTTCCGCTTGAGTGTTCTTGCAACAGAGCTATAGCAAAGGCAAAGTCTATGGGATGCTGGATTGAAGCTGATAGTCATATACCGAAGCCTGCTGATGCTATATTATACGATTGGCAGGATAAAGGTAAAGGCGATGACATGGAAGTACCCGATCATGTTGGAATTGTTGAAAAAGTAGAAGGAAACACAATAACCGTAATCGAGGGCAACAAGAGTGATGCAGTGCAGAGACGTACTGTAACAGTTAATCAGAAGTTTATCCGCGGTTATATTTGTCCAAAATTTTCAGCAGACTCTGCACCAGCACCCCAGCCGGCAAAACAGGAAAGTAAGCCAGCAGCATCAGTTCCATCAAATGTTCTTAGAAAGGGAGATAAAGGAGCAGAAGTTGGAACATTACAGACAATGCTCAATGCTTGCGGATATTATTGCGGTAGAGTTGATAATGATTTTGGTTCAAAGACTGAGAACGCAACTATCGAATTTCAGAAATCAGCATTCCCGAATGACCCAAGTGAATGGGATGGTGAGTATGGCCCTAAGACTAAGGCTAAGTTACTTGCAAGGTATAATTCTCGTTCACGGTCAATCACAGCGCATGTACATACCAGTGGCAGCACATTAAGACTCAGAAATTCATCTGGAGTACAGATTGGTTCATTAGCTAATGGCGCTAAAGTGACAGTTTTGTCAAGAAAATGCAAAAATATGCGCATATCCGGTGCAACCACAACTATGTCGAAGATATCTTACAATGGCGCTGTTGGATATGTCGCCGAAAGATATCTTAAATATTAATAGGTTTTCACATACTTCTTAGAGTTCCTGTTGATTAATGTTCTTAGTGATTACCTCCTTTCTTATATATTCTAAGAAGTATTGGAAATAATAATAGAGGACTCTCTTTAATTTGAGGGCCCTCTGTTTTTACATGGATTTATAATTTTTTGCCTCTAATTTCTAACCTAGATTAGAAATAAATGGTAATAAATGGAAATCGACCGCACATAGCACCCCATTTTCTATTCTACTGTTAATTCATATTTACATAGTAAAGGAGAAAAGAAATGAGTAAAGATGTACGGTCAGAATTATCAAAAAGAAACAAATGGCATATCAGCAAACACAAGTTTTTGGAATTAAAGCATTTCTGTCTGCAATATCCTGAATGGCATAAGCTATATTTGGAATTATCTCTACAGGGATACACTGCGGCATCAGGAAATGAGATTAAATGTTGCAATCTTAATGATAATGTAGGTGATGCTGCTATAGAAATGTATTATATTTCAAAGAAAATGGATTTAATAAAAGAGGTTGCATATCGTACGGACCCGGTATTAGGTGACTATATTTTCAAAGCAGTTACCAATGGATATCCGTTTACCTATTTAAAAACGATATTAGAGATACCTTGCGAGCGTGATATGTATTATGACAGATATAGGAAGTTTTTCTGGCTACTATCACATAAGAGATAACGCGTAGAAAACATTGCCTATAATGAAGCACATTAACAGCTTATTATAGGAGGAAATTATTATGCCAGAAGAATTAGAAACAATTATTACAAAACATGTTTACAAGAATTTAAAAGAACGAATAAGAGCAAGCGTTTATGTAGTAACAAATGATAAGTATGGCTTGATAGTCAATATTAAACATGACGGATTCAAATTCGGATATTATTATAGTGATTATCACAACGAATCATTTATAGATTACGTAAGAACCGGCAAAGATATTCTTTGGATTGTAAATGAGATAGTAGCAATGTACAAAGGTGCAATATTAAACAAATATTTTATAAGTTAATGGTGTATAAGGCTCGGAGAAATCTGGGTCTTATATTTTTGCCCTACACGGCACCCTATGAATCATTATATTTTTGTATCGTTAAAATTCGCGAAAAAAACAAGGACTAATATGAGAGATAAGGCAGAATTACGAATAAAAGTAACGGCTTTATATAGGAAATGATATAGAGTTAGACTTGAATATCGGGTGCATAGGCCTAGGATGAAGCGAAAGCTGAGTTTAAAGGATGCGAGGAGATTACGATCTTCGACCCCTGCAATCTCTTATTTTTTTTTGTCTTTTAAGGAGGTGAACGCATGGGTACGACAATAATCATAGTGTTAATTGCAATGGCTTTATCTTTTGCCGTAGGCGCTGTTACGGTATCTATATATGATGATATTCATTGCAAGACACATCACGTAGGGAGCTTAAACTATCAGAAAAATCTAAATGGAAGTTATATTTATTGGATTGCATTTGATAATGAGCAAGCTATGGAATCGTTGAATGAATACAAAGAAGTAATTTTAGACGTGTCAGAGGCGCGGTAAAAACATGGCCTATAATGATACATATTAACACAACACAGAAAGGAGAATCACTATGAGTGAGGAAATTTACACAGTTGAGGAGAGATTGGAGGATACTCTGAGTAATCAAATAGCAGAGCTAGACAATGCTGAACCGGGTAGCGATGAGTATACCAATATTTTAAGAGCGATTACAGACCTGTATAAGGTGCGTAATGAACAGCAGAAAATTGAGTCTGATTATGCATTAGCAACAGAGTCACAGGCAATTGACAGAGAGAAGATTGCGGCAGATTCTAAAGCAAAGGCAAAACAGGCTAAAGTAGATGCTGTTGGACACGTAGTGAATGCAGGAAAAACTATTGGAGTAGGATTACTTACAGCAGGATTAACAATGCTGACAATGGCATTTGAGAACGATGGACATATTCCAGGACTTTCAGCAGCAAGTAAAGTACTTACAAAGTTCAAGATTCTGTAAAAAAGTTAAGGAATCGAAGTAAAGGGTCGTGTATAATACATGGCCTTTTATTTTTTTCGCGAAAATTACAACTCATAATATGAGAACAATCAACACGATTATTTAAGGAGAAAATATTATGAGTAGAGTAAAATATTATGGTGAAAACGTGATGATGGCTTATGCAGACAGTATTAGCAAGAAATCAGTAATCACCACAATGACAAACACTATTATCACATTAGTGGTAGTAATGGTAGTTGAAGGTTTAAAGGAGCTCTAATTACAAGGGCTCTTTTTTTTTTTCGCGAAAATTACAAGTACTAATATGACACAAATAAATACAATTTTTATGGAGGAAACTATTATGAGAAGAGCAATTTATTTAGTATTAACAGCAATGGCAGTTATGATGTTATTATGTGGATGCGGAAGCAAAACTGAAACCACTGAAACAAATCAGACTACAGAAGTTGAACAACAGGAAGTTAAAGACATTAACGATGATGTAGATGACTTTATAGACGATTGGTCAGAAGACATTGAAGCAATGTATATTCTTGAAGCATTAAGACAAACGTTCGGGGAGGACTTTGATATTAATGAAGCAGAAGACATTACTAGAAATGGATCTGAATGGATTATCTATAATAATCAAATAGTCAGCGTTGAGTATATAAACAACCTGGCAGACAACCTTATGCAGAATGAAATGTAACAGTGGTAGCAGGGATGTAACTGTATATATAAGGACAGCTTAACTGCTGTTCTTTTTTTTCGCGTAGAAAACATTGATTAATATGAGAAAAAAGTACTATATTTAAGGAGGAAATATTATGAATAAATTTTATGAATTAATCGGATTGGAGAACTTAAACAAGGATGGTTTGAGAGATGATATTATTCAGTATACAACATTCGATGAGAATGGAGTGCACGAAAGATACGTCATCAGATTAAATCCTATTGAGGCATTTACTATGAAGATGAGATTGCTGAAATTCAATTTGAAATATGACACAAGAATTGGACTTATTCCAGCGTAAGGGGCTTTACAGCTCCTTATACTTTTTCCCATCTATGAGATACCATTATAATAAGCCTCAATTATATTTTAATAGATACGGCATTACATACGAATGCAATCATCCAGTATATAGTAAATGCACTTTATATTTAGCGAATAATAAGGGATTATCTGTTATTCAACAACGCTATAATCCCGAGGATAAATCAACAACTTGGACGGAGCTAGACCCATGGCTTGTCGACGATATTTATACTCAGGTTGGATTCAAAGATTATTTTGAAAAACATGCAGGACCTCCGCAGAATCATATTTATCCAACAGTTACTATAAGACAAATTATGTGGGCACTTAAGATGAAGCCACTAAAACGGCAACCATGGGAAACGGCATTTGATAAGTGCCCTATTTAAAATTCGCGTAGAAAACATAGACTATAGTGAAAAGGAGGTGAAATGTATGAATTATATTTTTGCGGGCCTTTTAATCGGATTTGCATTATTGCTAATCTGTGGAGGCAACAATAATAAATAATTATATCCACTGCAACAGTAGAGCTTGAGAAATCGGGTTCTACTTTTTTTCGCGCAGAAAACACGGACTAATATGACACAGTAAATACAATTTTTATGGAGGTATCGATATGATTAAAGCTTATAAGAACTTTTGGGCAAGTTACAATAATGAGGTATATTCAGTGTACAAAAAATGGAAACGCAAACACAAATTAGGGTTGGCGATTATATATGTAAGTATATTTACTATACCTTGGATTGGAGGCTACGCAATTTATAAAGCGAGAGATTGGTATTATTTAAGAAATAATAAAGAAATGTCAGAGAAGGAGTCCTAACAAGGGCTCTTCTTATTTTTCGCGTAAAAAACATAGATTATAGTGAAAAAGAAAAACAGTTCCAGCTGGTATAACGTTATGATCAATAATGCATCTGGATTTAAGTAGCATGGGATCTATCAACACATAATGTGTAGACGTAAGGGCTCGAGATAGAAAACAGCGTTATACTCTTCTTACATAGATTGAGTCAGCAATGACTCTTTCTTTTATTTTTTTTTCGCGGTAAAAACATGGACTATAGTGAGAAGGAGGTAAGTGATATGATTACATTAACGATATTAGTAATTATAGCAATTGTTATTTTAGCAATAATATTAGCCATAGCATCAGTTGGAGTGGCTGGCATTATAGGTGTACTATTAGCTTTTAGCGATGTTATAATTGCAGGATTAGTAATTTACGGAATTGTAAAGCTTATACAGCATTTCAGAAAAAAGTAAATAATTAGAGACTTAGAAAAATCTAGGTCTCTATGTTTTGTGAATTGAAAGGAGATTAACGATATGCGTAAAAGAGAAATGACATTAGGAGAAGAAATTATTGGATTATCGGCAAGGGGAATTGACATACCTACAGTCGAAAGAATGTATAGAAAGTATATTGAAATGACTGCCGAAAAAGAGTCAAAAGAAACTATGAAAGCGTATTGCATTAATGACGTACTTGCAACTAAAGAGTTTGTTAATGCAGTAGCATTATTCGGAGCACCAGCAAAGTCCGATTTAAAAGATGCTAAGATAGGAGATAAGACAACAATTAAGTTAGATGGATTGGGAGAATTTACAGCAACAGTACACAATGTTACGGACAATAAGGTGATGCTTATTTTTGACGATTATGTAGCTAAGAGACCTATGAATGAGCTAGACACAAATAAGGGCAGATTTGAAGACTCTGATTTGAATGAATGGTTACATACAGAGTTTGTAAGGGCATTGCCTTATTCGATTAGAGCAAGACTTACAGATGTAACTATTCCGACAGTAGGTGAGATGTTTGGCTGGGACGACAAGCGGAATAGAAATCACTTTTATGCTGATAATGACAAACAGCTTCCGCTTATGATGCAGATATACAATCGGGTTGCTTATTATAACAATGAGTGTGAGTGTGGATGGCTCCGTAATGCTACCAAGAAAGAATTTTCTTCGGCTCGTTTCGCTATTGTGAGCGGCAATGGTAATACGGGCTACTACTACGCTTCGTACTCTTTTGGGGTTCGTCCGGAAATCTGGTTGGTTAAGTGATAATTTCTCGCGTAGAAAACATAGCCTAAGATGAAAGGAGGTAAACGTAATGAACAAAAAAGATATTTTACGTTATGTAGCAATTGGGCTACTTGGAGCACTTACAGCTCTATCAACTCAGATTAATAACGAGAGTAAAATAGAAAAAGAGGTTACAAAACGTTTAGCAAAGAAAGAGGAGTCTTAACAGGCTCTTCTTATTTTTCGCGTAAAAAACATGGACTATAGTGAGAAGCTTATTAATTAGAATTATTTAAGGAGGTACTTAATATGAACAAGATTACAGAAGCAGCAAGCGGATTAAAGGTGGCAGCATATACTGTGCACCATAATGAATACATTAAGGGATTTATGAGTGGTGTATTGGGAACGGCTGGAAGCATGTTATTAGGACTTGTGCTTGCAGATGCTGTAACAATAGCAAGAACTTATATAATTAATAAACAATAGCTTACACAGAGACTTAGAGACATCTAGGTCTCTTATTTTTATATTTAGGGAGGAATCATATTATGACACCAATCGAAACAAAAGTAGTAGTGAGCGCATTTGACTCAGTAGCAAAGACTTTATACAGACACAGAAAATGTATCAAGATACTTGGACTTGCATTTTTAGCGTCAACAGGTCTCCATTTTATTACTCAGCAGGAGGTAAAGGAGTTGAACATGCGCATCGAGGACCATGAAAGGAGATTAAACCATGATTCAGAGGATAAAGAGTCTTGCGAAGACTGCGATTAATTTTACAAAAGCAAATAGCTCAACGATATTATCGGGTATTGCCGTGGCTGGAGTGTTCACTACTGCGTTTCTTGTAGGAGAAGCAACACCAAAAGCAATGACTCTTATAGCTGATGCTGAGGAGCAGAAAGCAAAGTCGATTACTCCGATGAATAAACCGGGCGAAAATGTAGTTGAGAGAACTGAGCTTACAGTTTGGGAGTCTATGAAAGCAACATGGAAATGCTATATTCCAGCTATATTATCTGGAGGATTGACAGTTGCCTGCATCATAGGAGCGAATAATATTTCTCATAAAAAAGAAGTAGCTCTGACAGCAGCATGTAAACTTACAGAGTCTGCATTTTCCGATTACAAGGCAAAAGCTGCTCAGATAATCGGAGAAGAGAAAGAACGTGAGATACAAAAAGCGGTAAATGAAGATAATTTGAAGAAACAACCGCAGCAGCCTATATCTGCAAGTATCATAATTAATGGCAGTGACGAATGCGAATTCTTCGAAGCCGTGTCGCAAAGGAAATTCATGAGCACCGTAAATAAAATAGAAAAGGCTCGCAATGATATGAACTTTGACATGACGTACGGAAATGAGTATTACAAGTCATTTAACGAATGGCTTGAAGCTATTGGTGTAGACCCAGTGCCATACGGCGATGACATGGGATTTTCTGCAGAACGCGGCATGATAGATACTCGTATTGATTCATATGTAGACCCGGATACCATGAAGCCGGCCATGATATTGGATTATGGAGCAAGACCTGTACATAATTACGACAGATAATTCGCGAGAAAAACATTGCCTATTATAGGATAAAAAAGAAAGGAGACTATATTATGTCAAACAAAAATCAGGAAGTTGAGGAAGTAACAACAGAGGAGATTGAAACAACGGAAGTCGTAGAAACGGAGGAAACAGAAATGAAAGACAAAGTTAGTGTAGTAACAAAGATCAAAGCAGCAGCGGAGAAACATCCGAAGATTGCAAAAGCAGCTAAGGTAGCTGGAGTTGCAGTATTAGGCGTTGTAGCCGGAGCACTTGGATACAAGAAACTTACTAATAAGGATTACGTTGATGTGGACTTCATTGATACGCCTGCCGATGATTCGGAGGACTATGGAGAAACTTCAACAGAAGAAAGCAATGACACAACAGTAGACCAGAATTAATTATCAGAAGGGAGACTTAGAGAAATCTAGGTCTCTTATTTTTTTCTGTAAAAAGAAAGGAGAGACCAATGTCAGAGTACAAGTCAAATTCTCACAAGTCAAAAACGGCTGAGGCCAAAAAAGAACCTGTGAAGAAAGTTGTTACTGGCAAAGTAATAGCTAAAAATCGTTCACTAGGCCAGAAATTCTCAGACACATTTCTTAGTGAGGATATTTCAAATGTAAAAAACTATGCAGTTAACGAGCTTATAATCCCTGGACTGAAAAATATGTTCTTGGATTGTATGTCAATGCTGTTAAATGGATCAACACGAAGGAGCTCGTCAGGAAGCAGAACGGGGTCTGTGTTTAATTATGGTGGATATTTCAACTCATCAAGTTCAGGCAAGACCACTGCAGCAAAAACATATTCTTTAAAGAATGACGGTTACAACTACAAAACCATCATATTAGAGAGCAAAGGAGACGCTGAGTATATTCTGGACATGCTTCTTGAGGAGATTGATAGATACCATAGAGCATATGTTTCTGATTTATATCAGATGGTTGACATTACAGGAACATATATTGATACACAGTATGGATGGGAGAATCTGTCAGGAGCGAAGATAAAGCGTGTTCCAGAAGGATATTTGCTCGATTTACCTAGAGCATACAAATTGGATTAGGGGTGATATTCTATGAGTTCTATTTCTATTACAGAAATGAGAAAAGCAATAGCTAAAGAATATCCTGATAGCATGAGCTGGCAGGCAAGGGTATATAAGATGCCGACATACCAGGTTGTTGCTATATTTAAGAAATTTCAGTCTGATGGCAGGTTTGATAAAAAGAAGAAAACCGATAGTCAACCTGTTGAGTGCAGACAGATGACAATATTTGATTATATTTAGGAGGATTAATAATGACAAACAGTATATTAAAATGTTTTGGCATATTTGGCATTGCTGTTGGTGCCATAGCAACCGGAGTAGCAGTATGCGTAACATATCAGGCTAAGAAAGTATGTGACAAAGTTGATTCAAGGATAGATGATATTTCGTCAGATATTGATGTAGCGATACCGGAGGCTATTATCAACGCCGCTATTAAAAAAGCAACTGATATTCAGGTTCAAAGGCAGGTAAAATCGGCTGTAATGGATATAAAAGATGATATTCACAAACAGGTAAAAGAAGAAATTAATACTGCAGCTCCAGATATAAGAAAAGAACTCACGGCCTCTATATCTGATGAGGTAGCGAAAATAGATGCCGATAAGTTAAAAGAGTATGTAGCACAGAAAGCTGCAGATAAGGCGTCGGACAAATTTGATGACATTTTAAATGAATCATCAAAGAAATTTAGTAGACAATTAGAGAACATGGCAGATATATATTCTGCAATTATTTCAAATAAAACGGATGGAATTAGAATTAAGATAGCATAGGAGGATTAATAATGAACTTATTAGCAAGCATTAAAACAGTCGCTAATTCAACATCATTTGTGTTGAAGAAGCATGCTCCAGAGATTCTTGTAGCCCTTGGAGTGGCAGGAAGTATTACAAGTACGGTTCTTGCATGCAAAGCGACACTCAATCTTGAGGATATTATCGATGACACAAAAGATAATTTAGACAAGGCTAAGAAATTACATAATGGAGAGCTTAAATTAAAGGAAGGAGTGTCATTCGACGACAATGAATACAATAAATTTGTAGCACAGACTTACGCTGGTTGTGCAGGAAGGCTTCTCAGAATGTACGCTCCATCAATTGTATTAGGCGGATTATCTATAGCAAGCTTTGTTACATCATATAAAATCATGATGAAACGATATATAGCAGTTGGAGCAGCATATGCAACTACTAAGAAACTCTTTGACGAATATAGAGCTAGAGTTGTAGAGAAGTATGGTGCAGACGAGGATAAGCAGCTTATGCTTGGAACATCAACAATGAAAGTTAAGGAGAAGGTTATTGATGAGGGCTCTGGCAAGGCTAAAACTATCACAAAAGAGATTGAAGTAGCAGGTGATGAGACTCCTCTTGACAGAACTCTTACTGTTATATTCTGTAAAGATACTTCTACGGAATGGGTTCCAGATGCTGAGTATAATTACTCAAAGTTACTTGGCGAGCAGAACTTAGCAAATTGTGACCTTACGGCAAATGGACGCGTTATCTTAAATGATGTACGTGATAGATTAGGTTTACCAAAGACAAAAGCAGGCTATCGTTTCGGATGGAAATTTGAGAAAGACAATCCAGATGGGGATAATGCCATAGACTTCGGTATTCGTGAGATACATTCTTGGGATAAAGATATTTCGCCAGACGTAAAGAACATATTTGATAAAGACAAGTATTGTAATACTCTTTATGCTCTTGAATTTAATTGCGACGGAGATGTCTGGGAAGATTGGGACCGAGAGCTTAACGAGTGGTAATAAGAAACTACAACTCTACTAGGAGGTGCATATCAGAATGAAATTTAAAAACTTTATATTTGCAGCGGTACTCAGTATTAGTATAATAAAGGGAACCACTGTTAATGCGGAGGAGACGGTAAACTCAAAACTCACGGCCGGAGTTACGAGTATGCTGTCTTCTATTGATTTTACAGCCGAAACAGAACCTATTGATATTTCTGAAAACGAGCAAATAGTTGTTGAGCAGTCATATGAAGAGCCAGAACCGAATTATATTCAGATTGAATCAACTGCATACACCGGTGACCCATATTGCGCAGATGGGACTAGACCGAGACCTGGTGTATTAGCTGGTAAATCTGAATGGATTGGCAAATCAGTCGAATTGTACGATTGTAACTACAACTATATGGGTGATTACACATTTCACGACACTGGTTACGGACAGAGCACAGGTTGGGGGAGAAGCTCACTTGTAAAAGGAAGGCATGTAGGTACTATTGAGGCAGGAGAATGCATTGATATTTATATGGATTCATATTCTGAGTGCATCGACTATGGTAGAAGGACCGTATATTTAGTATGGAAGGAGTAGCCTTATGGGTATTAAAGAAGTAATTATATTTGCAGCAGGATTCGTAGCAGGTGGACTTGTTGTAAACAAATTAGTAGAAAAGAAGTATGAGGATATTTCTAATCAGGAGATAGAATCGGTAAAAGCAGTATATCATAAGAAGTTAGAAGAAGCAGAGAAACCGCAGGAAGAAGCTCCTGATAGCAATGATATTCCAGATGAAGCAGCAGAAACAGAACAGACAAGAAAGGGGACATCCGCAATGAGAGCATATTCAGATATTATCAAGAGTAGCAATTACTCTTCACCGGCAACAAACGAACCAGATTTACCATATGTAATTACACCAGAGGCGTATATGGAGCCAAATGGATACGACAAGCTCGCATGTAATTACTACAACAATGATGTTTTAACAGATGAGAACGACGAGCCTATTGAGATTGAGGAGATTATGGGAAGCCATGATATGCTTGACAGAATGGGCGAGTATGAGACGGATACATTATATATTCGTAATGACAAAACAGAAGCAGACTACGAGATTACACAGATTGATGGAGCTTATGTAGAATAAGACCGCAGAAAGGACAATAAAATATGCTTGACTTTATAAAAATCAAAGAAAAGTCTACTAAAATAGGTCTTGAAATATATCCGGCCTTTATAATTAAGTCAAGCTTTGATGATTTAATGATACGAGGCGGTGATTTTTATGCTGTCTGGAATGATTACACTCAACTATGGTCAACTGATGAAGGTGTATTAATTAATCTTATCGATTCCGAATTAGAACAATATGCAAAAAACTATGAAACGCGAACGGGTACAAAGCCTGCTCGCGTTTGTTATTTGTGGGATTCAGATTCAGGTAGCATTGATAGATGGCATAAATATTGTCAGAAGCAATTGCGAGACAATTATCATCCGCTAGACGAAACCATCACATTTGCAAACACTGAGACAACTAAGAAGAATTATATTAGTAAGCGTCTCAAGTATCCACTTAAGAAAGGGCCTACTGATGCATATGACGAAATTATCGGTACTTTATATTCTGATGAAGAACGCCATAAGCTTGAATGGGCTATAGGAGCAATTGTTACTGGCAACTCTAAGAATATTCAGAAGTTCATAGTTATGTATGGCGCTCCGGGAACAGGTAAATCAACTATATTAAATATTGTTCAGGACATGTTCGACGGATATTATGCAGTGTTTGATGCAAAGGTGTTGGGCTCTTCTTCTAATGCGTTCGCGTTGGAAGCTTTTAAAGCAAATCCATTAATTGCTATACAGCATGATGGTGATCTTTCACGTATTGAAGACAACACTAGACTTAATTCAGTTGTATCGCATGAGGAAATGACTGTAAATGAGAAATTCAAATCGACTTATGTTAATAGGTTTAACAGTTTCTTATTTATGGGCACGAATAAGCCGGTTAAGATAACGGATGCCAAGTCTGGTTTATTAAGACGATTGATAGATGTGTCACCGACTGGAAACAAAATTCCTACAAAAAGATACGATATTCTTATGAATCAGGTCAAATTCGAGCTTGGAGCGATTGCCTATCATTGCAAATATGTATATTTGGAGAATCCAGATGCTTATAACAATTATGTACCTACAAGCATGATGGGTGCATCTAATGACTTTTACAACTATGTATTAGATTCATATGACATTTTCAAAAGGCAGAATAGTACAACTCTGAAAGCAGCATACGAGATGTATAAGGCGTATTGTGATGATTCAAATGTGAAGTATCCATTATCGAAACTTTTATTTAAAGAAGAGCTTAAAAACTATTTCGCAACGTTTAACGAGCGAGCGTTGCTAGACCAAGGTGAGAGAGTAAGGAACTATTACGAAGGCTTCAAATTAGACAAGTTTATATATTCGGGCGACAAACTTGAAAAAATACCGGAGCCTATATTGGAATTGAATTGTACAGAATCTTTACTCGATGAGTATTGTGCAGATTGTCAGGCCCAGTATGGCAACGAAGATGAGAAGCCTACATTCAAATGGAATAACGTAAAGACAAAGCTCAAAGACCTTGATACACACAAATTACATTATGTGAACTTGCCGGAAAATCATATTGTGATTGATTTTGATTTAAAGGATGAGAAAGGAGAGAAGTCGTATGACAGAAATATTAAAGCTGCTAGTAAGTGGCCTAGGACATATGCTGAGGTTTCTAAAGGCGGTGCTGGTATTCATCTGCATTATATCTATGATGGAGACACTTCTGCTCTTAGTCGCATTTATAGTGACGATATTGAAATAAAGGTATTTACAGCAAATGCATCGCTAAGAAGAAAGCTTACTAAATGTAATGATATTCCGATTGCAACTCTCAACTCGAATCTTCCTTTGAAAGAGAAAGGAGATAAAGTGATTAATTTTGAAGGCATAAAAAGCGAAAAGGGGTTGCGGAAATTCATAATACGTAATCTCAACAAAGAAATTCATAACGCAACAAAGCCATCAATAGATTTCATATATTCTAAGCTTGAAGAATGTTACAACAGCGGAATGAAGTATGATGTAACAGATATGAGACCTGCAATAATGGCCTTCGCTGTTAATAGTTCACATCAATCTGATTATTGTCTTAAGCTTGTTGCTAAGATGAAATTCAAATCTGATGAAGTGTCAATAGATAGACAAGGATATTCTGATGATGAGCTTGTATTTTATGATGTAGAGGTATTTCCAAATCTATTTATTGTTAACTACAAGCGTAGGAACACAGATGTTGTTGTCAGGCTTATAAATCCAACACCACAGGATATTGAGCAAGTGCTTAAATTCAAATTAGTTGGATTTAACTGTAGACGTTATGATAATCATATTATGTATGCACGTTTGATGGGTTATGATAATGAGCAATTATTTAATCTGTCGCAGAGGATTATCGGTAAAAGTGCCAATTGCATGTTTGGTGAAGCTTATAACTTGTCATATACTGATGTTTATGATTTCTGTGCAAAGAAGCAATCTCTTAAGAAATGGGAGATTGAGCTTAATAAAAAAGCCGAAGACCCTAATTCTAAAATGGATGATCATGTCAGAGCTTTGTGCAAAAAAATCAAGCATCATGAATTAGGATTGCCATGGGATCAGCCGGTACCTGAGGAGTTATGGACAAAAGTTGCCGAGTATTGTGATGACGATGTTATTGCAACTCAAGCTGTATTTGAGGCTAATCAAGGCGATTTTACAGCAAGAGAAATTCTGGCAGAGTTAGCAGGTGGCACAGTAAACGATACCACAAATAGCTTGACAACTAAATTTATATTTGGACGTAATCGGCATCCTCAAGATCAGTTCATGTACCGAGACTTATCACAGCCAGTGACAGAGCTTCCGGATGATGTTCTTGCATTCTTAAAAGAAGCAAAACCCGAAATGATGGCCGAACCTTTTGACGGACCACTTGGAAAAAGCTTATTACCATATTTTCCAGGATACAAATTTGAATTTGGAAAGTCCACATATAGAGGGGAAGAAGTCGGCGAAGGCGGTGAAGTATGGGCTAGTCCAGGAATGTATGGATATTCGCAGACAGAAGACATCGGTTCGCAGCACCCAAACTCTCTTATTTCGGAATGCGGGTTTGGTCCAGAATATACTAAGAAGTTTAAGGAGATTCTGGATATTCGTATTCATATTAAGCATGGTGAGTACGATGCTGTACGGGATGCATTCGGAGGAAAACTTGCTAAGTACTTGAACGATAAGAGTACAGCTAAAGCATTGGCTCAGGCATTAAAGATAGCAATTAATTCAGTATATGGATTGACAGCTGCTAAGTTTGAGAACCCATTTAGAGACCCTCGCAACAAAGATAACATTGTGGCAAAACGAGGAGCTCTATTTATGATTGATTTACGTCATGCAGTTGAAGAGCAGGGTTATAAGGTTATTCATGTCAAGACCGATTCAATCAAAATTGCTAATCCGGACGATTATATTCTCAACTTCATTGTCGAAAGAGGAAAACGTTACGGCTACAATTTCGAGGTTGAACATATATTTGATAGGATATGCTTGGTAAATAACGCCGTATACATTGCAAAACTTGCAGATGATGATCCTGAGGACCCAGGAAAATGGACAGCAACTGGAGCACAGTTTGCAGTACCATATGTATTTAAGACACTATTCAGTAAAGAGCCTATACAGTTCAATGATATGTGTGAAACAAAGAACTCTGCTGTAGGTCCTATATATTTGGACATGAATGAATCATATCCTGATGTTACAGCGGAAGAGAAACAATTTAAGAATCTCGAATCAAAGTATAAGAAAGGCGAGCTATCAGATACTTTGTTTGAGAATGAATGTGCCAGCTTGAGAGAACGTATCGAGGCTGGCCATAATTATATTTTCGTAGGAAAAGTTGGATTGTTCTGTCCAATTAAGCCTGGCTGCGGTGGTGGAACACTTGTATGTAAACGCGATGAAAAATACAGTGCTGTTACCGGAACAAAGGGCTATCGTTGGCTAGAGTCAGAAATAGTCAAACAGAACGGAAAGGAGGACGACATTGATAAATCATATTACAACAAATTAGTAGATGATGCGGTTTCTACTATTTCTGAATTTGGTGATATAGAGTGGTTCATTAATGGCTAGTTATATTTAAGCCGAGGTTAAAAGTAAAGGAGATATGACTTATGACTAGAAATGAGATTATTGAGGTACTTAAAAACGGAGTTTCAGAGATATTTAATGATGCGATTGTTGACGTAACTGTCTACAAGAAAAACAATGCACAAAAGAAGATAGGAATCAGTATTCATTACAATAAGCACAACTTTGAAGTTGCTCCTATCATCTACATCGACGATATTATAGAGGATATTGAAGACAATACCATTAGTGTTTGTGATGGTGTTGAAATGATAGCTAACATATACGATAAGGCAAAAGCTGATATTCGTTTAAGTATCAACCGTGACATGATATTAGAGAATCTAAAGTGTGTTGTCATAAACTACGAGATGAACGAGGAATATTTGCAGACAGTTCCTCATCGCAGATATTTGGATTTAGCTATTATGTACAGATTCACAGTAACCATTGACAAGATTATGGAGTGCCATGGAAGCATTGCAGTAAGTAATGAAATCATGACACAATTTAACTTATCACTTGGCGAACTGGATTATGCTGCAAGGAACAATATTTATGAGGAAGATTTCAGAGTACTAAGCTTATGTGACCTAATAGGAGAGTCTTCTAGTGATGTCCTTCCTGACGACATGTTTCTTAATGTTCTTACAGACAGCGCCGGATGCTATGGAGCTAGGACTATACTGAATAAAAAGCTTTTAGCTTCATTCGGAATGGACTTGTATATTATTCCATCGAGTATATATGAGATAATAGTATTTCCGGCAAACCCATTTTACAAAGGTGTCCGCGAAACGATTAGAGAAGTTAATGGTACACTTGACCCATCTGATATTTTAAGCGATAACCTATACTATTATAACCACAATAAAAACTGTATCACAATTGTAACCGATTAATTTATATTTTCTGAGGACCTGAGTTCGAGCGCTTGGGTCCTCTTTTATTGGAGCAACAATGAATAAAAGATATTTACAATATTTAACTAAGGCCGGAAAAGAAAATGATGAAAAGACGGCTACAGCTCGAGCAAAATTTAAACAAACACCATATTTTATGAAAGTAAAGGAGAATGAGAACAATGGCAACAAGAGTAAAACATGCACAGAGAAGCAAGAGAAGTAATAAGAAACACGAGGTAATGCTGAATGTCTTTGCACAGATTTCAGGACGCTATGCATATGGAGTCGCCGATAATAAGAAATACAGATAGGAGATAGCAACATTGGGCAACGACAGAAAAGATTTGAGGCGTTCAAAGGTACTGTCAGTTATTGATACCGAGGAACAGAATAAAGGGTATGCCCGAATTTCATTAGAAAAAATTGCTAAATCTTCGTGTACATCAAAACGGCATGTAATGGATGCAGTAAATGAACTCGTAGACGCGAGACAATTAAAAATAGTTGTAAAGGGTGCTGGTAATTCGGCATCTTTATATAAAACATTAAAAGAAAAAGGAGAGAATCACAATGAGTAGACCAAACAGACCAAACGATTTAGAGATTGAAGGAGCAGTATTCGGATTCAGGAATTTCAGTGGAAAAGAGACTGATTATTCACCAGAAGGAACAAGACAGTTCGGAGTAATTATTGACCCAGAGTTAGCAATGCAGCTTAAAGCAGACGGATGGAACATCAAGGAGCGAGCAAATGCAGAGGAGCCTACATATTATCTGTCTGTTGCAGTACGTTTCGACCCATTTCCACCAAAGATTACTATGTTCACAGAGTCAGGTGGAAGAACTATTCTTACAGAGGACACAGTATGCTTACTTGACAGTGCTGAGATTATTACTGCCGACTTGATTATTTCTGGTTCACCTTGGGAGAGCAAGATGGGAGGCGCAGGCATTAAGGCATATTTGAGAACTATGTATGTCAAGATTCATGAGGACAAGTTTGCAGCTAAGTGGAACCGCGAGTTTGATAATTAAATGATAGGAGCTGATTCTATTGAGTATTCAGTTGAAGCCAGAACAGGAAGAAGCTCTTTATAAGATGAAAAACGGTTGTATCTTAAATGGTGGTACAGGTTCGGGAAAGTCTATCACCGCTCTGGCATATTACTTTTACAATAATGGCGGGATATTTAGCAAAGGCTATTATATTCCAATGCCAGATGACGGTGAGGGCAATCCCCCTGACCTTTATATTATCACTACAGCTCATAAAAGAGATACTCGTGAATGGGATGGCGATATGATTAACTTTCTGTTATCTACAGACCCAAGTATAAACATATATTCTAATACTGTTGTGGTGGATAGTTGGAATAATATACATAAATACACAGAAGTAAAAAATGCATTCTTTATATTTGATGAGCAACGAACTGTGGGCAGAGGTACATGGGCAAAAAGTTTTATTAAAATAGCTAGAAACAACGAATGGGTATTGCTTACTGCTACACCTGGAGATAAATGGCCGGATTATATTCCGATATTTATAGCAAATGGATTTTATAAGAATAGAACAGAATTTAATCGAAGACATATAGTATATTCTGCATTCTCTAGTTATCCAAAAATTGATAGATATGTTGATACCGGCCGATTGATTAGACTAAGAGACAGTATATTAATTAATATGGATGTTCAAAGGCACACAGTTCAGCATCATCTTTATATTTCTGTCGAGTACAGTAAAGACACATATAAGGATATCCAAAAGAACAGGTGGAATTATACAAAGGACGAGCCTATTCAGAATGCATCAGAATTGTGTTATGAGCTGCGCAAATGTGTGAACGGTGATTTATCAAGAATAGATAGTATCATTGATATTTTGCATGAGCGCAAGAAAGCAATCATATTCTACAACTTTGATTATGAGCGTGACATTTTACTTGAGTATTTACCTAAGCTTTGCACAGTGAATGAGTGGAATGGTCATAAGCATCAGGAATTGCCAGATGGAGATGACTGGGCGTATTTAGTTCAGTATACTGCAGGCTGTGAGGGTTGGAATTGTATTAAGACAGACACTATTATATTTTACAGCCAGAACTATTCATATAAGACAATGATGCAGGCAATTGGTAGGATAGACAGACTCAACACCCCATTTATAGATTTATATTATTATCATCTTAAGAGCAAGGCGCCGATAGATTTGGCTATAGGAAGAGCATTAGCTCAAAAGAAAAAATTTAACGAAACTAAATGGGCAAATAGTTTCGCGTAAAAAACATTGACTATAATGAAGAGAATGATCTTAGCTCAGATGGTGAGAGCGCTAAAGGGAACTTTAGAGGTCGTTGGTTCGAATCCAACAGTTCACTCTCTTTATTTTTTTGTCTAAAAGTAAAGGAGGATATTTCAAATGAAGACAGTAACAAAGACAATTACTTTTTCAAGAAAGACCAGTTCAGAGTGGACACCTGATGCAGAGTACAACAAAAGGCTTATTAATTCACGAATTATTATGCTTAGAAGAATGTTTCATATGTGGGGGTTTGTTTCTTTGAATCAGATTAAAGAGTGTTTTTTAATCAAAGATTCATTAAAGCAGGAAGGTTATTTGAAGGAATGTATGTTCCTACATAGCAGAGATGACTACGAGAAGTTTGAACCGGTTGTCCGCCAGGATAAAAATGACCCTACAAAATTCAAGATTACCATGCAGTTTGTTGATTATTCAAAGGAGAGAAAATAATGAACGAGGATGGATACAAAGAAGTACGTTTCGACGTATATTGTCCAAGATGCGGACATGAAAAGGAAAGTCAGGATGCTGACACTTGCAATGCCTGTTTACACGAGCCAATTAATTTATATTCTCACAAACCAGTTAAGTTTGAAGAGAAAGGCAAGAAATAGAAAGGAGCCGGCGGAATGTATAAATCAATACGGCAAGAAATATATGCAACATTTGTGAAGAATCCTGGATGGCAAAAAAGCAGTAAATTCATGGATAAAAGCGAGCGAAATCAAATGTTCATTACAAGAATTGCAGCTTTGGATATTTTAGCAGAGATGAATAAGTATCCGACAAAACCGCCGGTGAATATTGTAGTTGACTATAAGGACAGAATGGAGAGATTTGCAGACATGGCACCATCTATGGAAAGCAAAATCTTATTTTCTACAATGGCAGACACAGCGGATAAAATTATGGATTTATTTAATTAAGGTGAAAGGAGACAAAATACTGATGAATGAAAAAGTAGAAGACTGGAATGGATTTCCAATTCATTTCGTACAGTTTGAAGGTTCGTGGTTATGGGTTGCCGACCTGGAAGATATTTGCGATGCATTGGATTTATCAGCAGATGTTGTACTGAATGATATTTCTCGTGATTACGTTTTCGAGATGTATGAAGGCAATCCATTTAAAATTGGTATATCTGAGGAAGGTATTTACCAGCTTATATATTTTAGCCACGAGCCTATGGCAATGAAGTTTAAGACCTGGTCATATCGTACACTGACTAAGTTACGTAAAATGGTTGGATTGCAACCGTGGGAGTCATTAAAGCTGCTGGATGAAAAAGTTCAGAGAAGTGTGGACCATATTCTTGATACTATATATTGGGATGAAGAAAAGAAATGTGTAATGCAATCTGTAACACTTCCAGGTGGTGATGTTGATCAGGTTCCGTTTTTCAAGAAAGGAGAATGAATAATATGAACGAAAAATTGTTACCAACTACAGCAGGAACTTTAGATGAGAATGAATTACAAAAAATACGTAATAGCGTATATGATGCATTTGGTGTACCTGCTGATGTGATTAATAGTAACAGTGTATATGGTATAGCTAATGTAAGGCCAACATGCATGAATGATCAGGTTTGGATGGATATTTGCAAACCTTACCTTATACCATTGGATAGAAAATTATTAACCCGTGAGGATATATTTAAAATAGTGGGAACAATGGTTGCAAAGGCTGGATATCCAGATGAAAGAAACCTTAGATTATTGGCGGGTACAACAATTATGTCAACCTTATCGAACTTACCAGGAGATGTGCCAGAATCCTTTAATTCGCGTAATGGGATGACATATGTACATGATAAACGAATGAACCCGCGCGAAATGCGGTTGCAGCAGAAACGAGTAACAATGCGATATGATCAGTTCTTTAAACCAGAGCCGTTTGATATCTATAAGGATGTTTATTCTGCTAATGAATTATCATCATTGTTTAGCAGCGGTATTACAAATTTAAGGAAAACGTTAAAAGAAGCATTCGGAGAATTATTTGATTTGGAGGAAAATAATATGTCAAGAAAATCAGTAGAAGTTAAGAAGGTTATATATTCAGGTCCATGCACTATTGTTATTTGGGCAGACGATAGCAAAACCATTGTACGCTGCCAGGATGGAGATACACATTCAAAAGAAGTTGGTCTGCTTATGTGCTTAGCTAAGAAGGTTTGGGGCACTAATACATCTGGCTCAAACTTTAATGACTATATTTCAAAGGTTATTTCAGAGAAAGAGGAGAATGAATAATGAGTAGGGCATGTAAATGTGATAGATGCAATAAATTTTATGAAAGACCGGACGATAATGATGCAATTGCCGCTATATCGGTCAAATATGTAGATACTTACACTTCTAGTTATTATGACTTGTGCCCAGATTGCGTAAAGGAGTTTCATGAGTGGTTCAGAAAATACGGAAAGGAATTTAATAGCCTATTGGCGGAGGAAGCGTAAATGATTGAAATTATTAAACCGGGAACCAAAGAGAAAATCAGTTGCAAATCGTGTGGATGTTTATTCAGTTATGAAAAAGAAGATATAGAAATCGGGCATCCACATAATTTGTATCCTTTGGCTACAGAAATCAAGTATATAACTTGCCCACAGTGTAACGAAAAAATAGAATTGGAGGCTATAAAATGATTAAATTAATAGTAGATGGATATTGTGAAAACTGTCCTGAATTTTGTGCTGATGTAGAAAAAACATATACATATGCCGGTGAATTACAGATTACTAATACGGTAATTATGTGCGAGCATAGAAACAGATGTAAATGCATAAAAGACATGATACAAAAAGAAAAAGTGAGGTAAGGCGATGATTAAACTAGAAGATCTATTATTAACTGCATGCTGTGACGTGGCTATTATGGACAATACATATCCCGCGCTGGTAATCAATTACAAACATGATATATGGAAACATTTGTCAAAAGATTTCTTAGATAGAGAAGTTAAAAACATCGACACTTGCAACGATGGAGTCAGAATTTGGCTAAAAGAGGAGGCCACGAAGAAGAAATGATCAAATTAGAACACACAGTTCTGGCGAGTCCGGAACAGATGGAGTTTATTATTGAGGGCATGCGAAGGTGAAGAGTTAGAGCTTATTGATAGGTATGTTGAGGATAATGCACCAAAAAATAATAATCCGGCAATATGGTATCTTGGCAAATCACTTGAAAAGCTATCAGAAGCTGACATTTTCATTGGAATTGAAGACGATTACAATTGGACCGGTTGCTGCACTGAAAGAATGATCGCAAATAGATATGATATTAAATCATATCATGTTCCAGCAGATTGTGTAATAGACAATTATAGGGAAGTATGCAAAAATGCGGACGTAGTGGTACAATGCTAAACACTAAAGCATGCCGATTCTGGTGGAGAGGAAAATGTATGCTCGGCAATAAAAAGCCTTGTGTGCATACTCTCTGCCCGGATTGGGAAAGTAAGTATATTTACCCGGTTAGAGAGACTTGGGTTAAGGAGGGAAAATGAAAGAAAGAATCATAGAATTTCTATCCGGTATCATTGCAGCTGTTGGATTTGGTATTACACTAATTGTTGTATTTTGTATATTTTGGGGCGGAATTTCATTATGCGTGTGGCTTGTGCTGGCTCTATTTGATATTACAAGAAATATTATGACAGCTGCTATTATAGGACTAGCATTTGCATTATTATATGTTGTTATGCAACGATAAGTAGAAAAGGTAAAATCGCGGTAAATACATGGCCTTTAGTGAAAGGAGAGTGATACTATGTTTAAAAAATATTTAAGAAAGAAACAATACACAAAGATAAAAACACATATCGAAAACAAGATATCATTGATTCAGGAATTAATAGATCTTATTCCTGATGATAAAGCAGATGGATATGAAGATATGGCTAAAAAATGTTATATTGCTCAAAAAATATCATTAAAGGAAGTATTACGATTTATTGAAAACGAGGAGAGTTAGTCTTAGGACTGACTCTTTCTTTTTTTATTTTGTTAAGGAAAATGGAGGTGGTAGTATGAAAGTATGCAAAGTAAGGCCAGATAGCTCGATATGCTCTCAATGTTTAGCCATATCAGATATTTCAGACATAATTCCTGATTGTAAAGCATGTGAATTAAATACTGGTACTTACGAATTATTGCAGATTGGAACTGGATTTTGGAGCGGGGATTATGCAATAGTTCAAAAAGATGGAAAAATTACAAAAGTGGCATTATGCCGTATTTATGACGTAAAGGAAAAATAGATGATTGGATACATATTGATATGCACTGGGATAAATATATTTTGCTGGTTTGTTTTGGGTGCTACAGATTTTACTGTAAAAGAAAATATAATACACTCTCTGGTTTCAGAAGTAATATTTTTAATTATTTGCTTTGGAAGTTATTTATTAGCAGGAGGAATGTAAATGATAGAACTTTTAAAATTATGTGCTGAATATCCTATTGAATTCAACGTATGTTACGAGCCATTTCTGAGTGCTTTTGTTATTAAGTCCCGAAACCTCGAAACAAATATGGCAGTAAGTATACGTATTAGTACTTCCGAAATTGAATTGGTACCATCAGAAATAATTAGTCGGCGCATCATACATCAAGTACGAAAAAGTCTTATAGATTGTGAGGAGGAAAAATAGATGAGAGATAAACAATATAAATGGGAGTGCATATTCACAGATGCAATATTAAGCGAACTAAAAGTATGGAATTATAATGAATTGGCAGACTATTTTATCACTATTATACAAAAACGCTGTAATTTAGTCGACCCGGATAAACATTACTGCTTGGAAGTAGGCAAAAAAATAAATGATTTCATACAAAACATGCCATCAAAAGAGATAGCACGAATACCGCGTGTAACTATATGCGGTAATTTATCATTATGTGACAATGAGTTTCGTATTATGGAAAGAGTAAAAAATGCAGACTGTTTTAATGCTGATGACGTTGTAAAAGTTCCTGATTACAATATTTCAGATAATATATGTGTCAATCCGAATCCTATATCGCCAGAACACTATAAAAGACTAAGCCCTGAGCCGAAAGATGTTATTCGAAGCTGGGGCTTAAATTTTAATCTGGGTTCGGCGGTTAAGTATATTTCAAGGGCTGGACATAAGGATGATATTATTCAGGATTTGAAGAAGGCTCAGCAGTTCATACAGTTCGAGATTGATTATTTGAAAGGAGATAAAGAGTAATGAGCGTACACTATGTTTTTGACATGATATTTTTAGTCATGTTGATTGGGATTGCAGGGTGGTTGATGGTGGATTTGATACTAAAGTTAACCCATAAGATTCGTCGTCATATTCCACCTGCAGCAGTGCCTAAAGCTAAATGTCATTGCTGGAACTGTAGATTTAGGTCTAGTGGATATTGGTGCACTATATGGGGCAAGGGTATATTTTTAGATGACTTTTGCAGCTATGGAGAAAAGAAAAAGAAAAAAGATAAGGAGCAATAATTCATGAACAATACAACAAAAATCAGAATAATGTCTTATGCATCACAGCCAGATAAGGATTACAACTATGACGGTGATTATGTAGACTTTGAAGGTAAGCGATATTGGGTTTCCTTACGAACGGAAACTGTTGAGTTTGTTGGAAATTTGGAGATGAGTAAGTGATGGATATTATAGATTTTGTGCAAAATGTTTGTGGCTGGCAATTATCTGAATTCCAGATAAAGTTTACTCGTGCAGCTTATGATGCAATTGTGAATGACAGAATATTAATTTATACTCCGCCACGTGGGGGTTTTGGGTTTCAATATAAAACATTGCAAGCATTAACTACTTTATTTGTTGCTTATGGGCGCGGAATAATAAATAAAAATAGCACAAAGGAGAAAACAGATGACTAAATTAAAAGACATATTAGGCTATATTAACAATGATGTCAGACTCATTAATGCAAATAATGATGAAATAGCACTTATATTTCGAGAGTTTCAAGATGTAGTATCAGATAAATATCTTGAATGTGGGGTGCTAGAAATGTCAATTAATGAGGCGATGGATGTAACTGTAGATATAATGATTACGAATGATGAGGCAGAGCTTTATGACTAAATTAAGATGGATTGCGGGGATAATATTTATTAATGCGTTGTGTGGGCTATTGCATTTGCATTCATATAACCCAGATTGGTGGATATTGACAGTTAGTTTTTATTTTATTTTAGAATTTACGGAGGATTGATTTATATGACTAATAAAGAAATTGAGGAGTTATATTACAAACTTGAAAGTGCTTGTCCATATGGTGGATGCGTCAGTAGAGCAACTATATTTATGGAAGCTCTAAATAAAGGCGAAATATCTAATGATATATATTATCAGGCTAAGAAATTCTATGGGACTTTATGGAACTATGTAGGGGATTAACGCGATAGATATTGACAGTTAGTTTTTATTTTATTTTAGGATTTACGGAGGATTGATTTATATGGCAACAGAATTCGAGAAGCGTATGGAGAAGCATATGAGCAGTATTGATAGGAGCTTGAATAGCATTTCTAAGTCATTAGCGAAAATTGCTAAGGCAAAAGAGAGGGCACAAGATGAATCGAATATAGATATTGATACAATAAAGGATATTCTTGGTATTCATTCACCTTCAAAAGTAATGAGTGGACAAAGAGACACGTATGTATTTGACAACTTATCAAAATTAAATACTGGTACGAAGCTATTATAATAAGGAAGAAAGAGGTGTGAGTAATGAGTTTTCAGGATGTATTAAACGTAGCAATTGTTGTGATTTTGGTGTATTTATGTTTAAGCGGACTTGTAGGAAGGATTTGCAAGGCTGTTGAGATGACTGCAATTATCAAGTGCTTGGGCGATATGAGTAAGAGTTATGATACCAGTGCTGTTAATGATATTTTTGTGGAAATGACAAAGTCTTTGAAGAAATAATCAAATTTAGGGCTTGTTCAAAAGAAACAGGTCCTATTTTTTTGTGATTTTTACTAAGAAAAGGAGGAAATTATGATTTATTTTGGTATTTGTTTGCTGTATTTAGGCATTGGATTGCAGATTGCCGGACATATGCAGGAAGATGTAGAGTGGGTCGATGAATTTATGTTCGGTTTCATAACACTTTTCTGGCCTTTGCCAGTGGTTATTTGGGTAATTAAAGGCTTTATATGTGGAATAGGTGCACTTGGAACTAAAATTATGAGCTTTTTAAGGAGGATTTTATGATTCAGACAGTACTTTTAATACTATATTTGGCGATTGGATTTGGAATTATAAGCGGGTTGACTGCATTCGAAGTTGAAATTAGTGAATTTGTGTTCATAGTTACAGTATTATTATGGCCTTTGCTTATTGTTTTTGGCATTATTGCACTGATTATATGGCTATTTATTGTAGCTGGAAACAAAATTGGCGAGTTTCTAAGGAGGAAATTTGATCATGAAAAGTGATATTACAGGGCCGTATTTGAAGGTGAATGGCAAAATTAGGGGTTATTGCGAGCTTTGTGGTAGGGAAGTTGGGCTGGATGAGCCTGGGAACAAGTGTCCATTATGTGGTGCAGAGCTATATTATGAGCCAAAAGTGCATGACATGTATAAATACGGGCAGAAACACCCGGAATTTGTGAAGAAAATTAATGATATCTGCGAAAAGGAGGACAAATAAATGGGCAGAAAAGGTAAAACTAACGTATATGAGTCTGGAAAAGCTGAGGATGGTTGGTCATCTTCGGTTGCTGAGAAGCGAAATGACGCTATTTTGAACGCATATTTGGCGGTAAAAAGGGTCACTGAGACTTGCAAAATTGGTGATTTAGTAGCTGTTTCATGCGGAAAACAGTACCCAGGAGGCAGTAAAATTGACGTCGAAAGTCAGAAATTTAAGGGTTATTTAATAGGAGAATACCCTCGATATTTTAGGATTTTGGTGCATGGAAAAGGCGGAGATTACGTCAGATGCGTTAATAAAAATGACCTAATTGCTGGCGATTTACGTATCAAAAAGTTGTGCAGGAAACCATTTTCGATGCCGGTTGTTGAGTGATTTTTGTGGACATTTTTGACCATTTTTACTAAAAATTAGTGTTTTTAAAAGTGGCCATTTGCCCACTTTGGTGGCCACAAGGGTAAATTGAAAAGTTGAAAAATGACCATTTTGGACACTTTTTGGCCACTTTGCCCACCTTCTGCCCACTTTTAAACACCAAAGTGGCCACAAAGAAATCCAGTATTTATGCGGGTTTGAGGGGTGTTGTGGCCATTTGCCCACTTTATTTCTTTAATCGGACAAAAAAATTGAAAAATATTATATATATGTAATATTTTACCTATATAGAAATAAAATGGGCTTTAAAAGTGGCCAAACGTCCACAAGCATATTTTAAGGAGGTAAAACAAATGGATGAAGATATTTGGCGCAGACTCATATGCTACTGTGACGACGAGTATATTTCACGAATAAAAGCATATTCTTTAAATTGGCAAGAAGCGTCCATTACGTTTCAATTCTATGATGGTACTTATGAAATATTTTATTACATGGAGGAGACATGGTTCAAGATAGGCAAGCTTCCAATGAGCAAAGAGAAGATGAATGAATATTTTGGACACAAGTTACAAAAGTATATGTACATGCATGCTATGACACAACATCGGTTGGCAATCGCATCTGGAGTTTCGCAAAAACAAATCAGCGAATATATTAATGGTGTACGCATTCCTAACTTCTATACAATTTCTCGATTCGCAAATATTCTGCATGTTTCAACTGACGTATTTAGATTTCGTTTTGAGAATCCTGTTAAATTTGAGCCACCAAAAAAAAAAAACGGAACCACAATCGCGTAAAAAACATAGATTATAGTGAGAGGGTGACTGTATATCGTGGTTACTCTTATATTTTTGTGGGCATAAAAACGGAACCACAATCGCGTAAAAAACATACACTATAGTGAGATGGTGACCATAATTGGTTGCTCTTATTTTTTTTACGCGCGCACGAAAGGAGTCAATTATGTTAGAAAGCAAATTCCAGTCAGGTCTGATTAAAGAAATAAAATCCAGATATGACGGATGCGTTGTTATGAAGAATGATGCAGGGTATAGACAAGGTACCCCGGACCTTTTAATTCTTCATAACGACAAGTGGGCTGCTCTTGAGTGCAAGCAATCGAGCAAAGCAAGTCATAGACCAAATCAAGATTACTATGTGAACAAATGGAACGATATGTCTTTCGCAAGATTTATCTATCCAGAGAATAAGGAGGAGATATTAGATGAGCTTGATGATGTATTCGGACATGCTAAAAGGTAAGCATGCCAAACTTCCACCAAGTCAGGCAACTCGTTGGGCAACAAAGAATCTGACACCTGATGATATTTTCAGAATGATATGTTCTGGATATTCCCAGGAAGTCGGAACTTTAATTCACGAGTATGCAGAGAATGCAATTAGATATCGTATTAAGATACTAAAGTCTGACAAGAAGGAAGTACGTAAGCATCTGCTGATTCACGGAATACCTGAAAACGTAGTCGCGTATTACGTTGACCGTATATTCCCGAATCTTATGACTTACACAAATGATGCTATTGGATTCCGCATGGACACGGAAGTTCCAGTATCATATTCTGCAACACCTTTAGCAGAGTTTAAGAGCCGCGGTAAGTTGCCACCTATATTTGGTCATGCTGACGCGCTCAAATTCTCAAAGAATAAACTCATGATATTTGATTTAAAGACTGGATTGTCACCTGTTCATATTGAGCAGCTTCTGACATATGCCAGTCTTTATTGTTTGCAGGAAAAACTTAAACCAGGCTGCATAGACATTGAACTGAGAATTTATCAGAACAATGAAGTGTCAGTAACAATACCAGAAGCTGACGATATTCTGCCTATTATGGATAGAATCGTAGCTTATGACAAGATGTTAACAAACTTTTTGATTTCGGAGGAAATGTGAGATGGAACAAGAGCTAATGCACTATGGCACCAAACAGCCTTATGATGGTTCACCAACAGGTTCTGGTAGATACCGTAAAGGTTCTGGTGAAAATCCTCAGAGATCAAAAGACACATTGGGTTATATCAAAGAACTTCAAAAAGAAGGCATGACTGAAAAAGAAATAGCTCAATGTATGGGAGTGTCAACAACTAAACTTAGAGAGTTGAAAGCTAATGCTGTAGCTCAGGAACGAGCTAACAATATCAGGCAGGCTCAAACTCTTAAGGAAAAAGGCTACAGAGCTTCTGAAATTGGACGTATTATGGGCAAGAATGAATCATCAGTTAGAGGATGGTTAGACGAGAAAGCCAAAGAAAAGGCAAGCCTAACCAAGACAACTGCCGATGTACTTAAGAAGAATGTTGACGATAAAGGATATATTGATATCGGTTCTGGTGTAGAAATCGATATGAATGTATCAGCAACAAGACTTAAGAATGCAGTTACCATGCTGACGGACCAAGGTTATGTAACTCATGAAGTAAAAGTGCCTCAGGTTAGCAACCCAGGAAAATACACAACTGTTAAAGTATTAGCCCCTCCTGGAACAGAATGGTCTGATGTTATTCACAACCCAGACAAGATTCATACTGTCACCGAATATTCAAGAGATGGCGGTGCGCGCTTTGATGTAGTTCGACAGCCTACGAGTATTGACGGCAAGCGAGTAATGATTCGCTATGCAGAAGATGGCGGTATTGATAGAGATGGAACAATCGAAATCAGACGAGGTGTTGATGATATTTCTTTAGGCAATTCTAACTATGCGCAGGTTCGTATTATGGTTAATGGAACGCATTACCTTAAGGGTATGGCTATGTATTCACCAGATAAGATGCCCGACGGAGTAGATATCATATTTAACACCAACAAAAAGAAAGGTACACCACCGGAAGATGTCTTTAAGAAGATTAAAGATGATCCAGATAATCCTTTCGGAGCTTTGATAAAAGCCAACGGCCAACGATATTATTCTGACCCAAATGGGAAGTACATCAAGGTTGGAGAGTCATATTCAGAAGCTACTAAATCTACGAAGAAAGATGAGCCTCGTTACAGCTTATCACCAGTCAACAAGCTTAGAGAAGAAGGTGACTGGTCAGAGTATGCAAAGTCTTTGTCATCTCAGTTCTTGTCTAAGCAGGACTTGCCTCTTATCAAGAAGCAGCTCAACTTAGCTTATGACGAGAAGAAGACACAATACAATGAGATCATGTCATTGCAGAACCCAGCTCTTAAAAAGACATTGTTGGAATCATTTGCGGATGACTGTGATGCCTCAGCGGTTCACTTGAAAGCTGCAGCCTTACCAAGGCAGGCTATGCAAGTAATACTACCAATCCCATCAATGAGTGATAAGGAGATTTATGCTCCAAACTATAAGAATGGTGAAAAAGTTTGCCTGGTTCGTTACCCTCATGGAGGAACGTTCGAGATACCCGAGCTCACGGTCAACAACAATCAAGCTAAAGCAAAGAAAGCATTGGGTAATGCAAAGGATGCTGTTGGTATCAACTCACATGTAGCGGGCATACTGTCAGGTGCAGACTTTGACGGAGATACCGTCATGGTTATACCAGCAAACAATCGTGGTTCATCAGTACGAATCAAACACGATAAACCTCTTGAAGGATTGAAAGATTTCGACCCAAAGAAGTATAAGTACACAGATGAGCAGCTCGCTAATGGTGCAAAGGTTATTACTTCTGCATACAAACAGAAGCAGATGGGCGTAGTATCGAACCTTATTACAGACATGACACTAAAGGGTGCACCAACAGATGAAATAGAAAGAGCTGTTAGGCATTCGATGGTTGTTATTGATTCTGAAAAACATAAGTTGGACTACAAGCAGAGTGCAATTGATAACGGCATCGATGAACTTAAGAAGAAGTGGCAAAGCGGAGGCGGAGCTTCAACTATTATTTCAAGGTCTAAGTCAGAAGATAGGACAGTACCAGAAAGAAAGGAAGGTAAGTACATTACTGACCCAGTAACTGGCAAGACTACCAGACACTACATAGACCCTAAGACAGGAGAGAAACTATACACCGATACCGGATCTACATATACCACCACTAAGACCCTAAAGAACGGGACTACCCAGGTAGTTACCTCCCTACGTACCACTTCGGTACCTAAGATGGAGCTGGCCAAGGATGCTATGACTCTTGTCAGTGACAAACATGATCAGAAAGAGTTAGCTTATGCGGACTATGCTAATAAGCAGAAGGCATTAGGTAATCAGGCTAGATTAAGTCTACTGAATACCCCTAGTGCCACCTACTCCCCTGAGGCTAAGAAGAAGTATGCTGAACAGTGTGCTTCCTTAGACGCTAAACTTAAATTAGCTTTACAGAATGCCCCTAAAGAACGTCAGGCACAGTTATATGCAAACATAATTGTGAAAGAAAAGAAGGAACAGAGTCCTTCCCTGACAGATAAAGAAAATAAGGATCAACTTAAGAAAGTTAAATCACAAGCATTGGCCACAGCTAGAGCTACATATGGAGCTAAGAAGCCAAACATAGTTATTGATGATAAAGAATGGGAAGCCATTCAAGCAGGTGCTATAAGTAATAGTAAACAGTTACAAATCTTCAAGAATTGTGATCAAGATGCTTTAAAGCAAAGAGCTCTACCGAAACAAACAAATGCACTTAGTGATGCAAAGGTTAGTCGTATTAAGTCTTATAGTGCAAATGGATTCACGATTGCAGAGATTGCAGCTGCAATGGGTGTTTCAACAAGCACAGTTTCTAAGTACTTGTAATTAATGAAAGGACAAAGCAATGGAAACAATTTCAAATGATTGGATGCTAACAACTTCCGACAATCCTTACAATCCTTTCACACAGTTTGATGAATGGCAAATGTTCGATTCGTTGCAAGGTTACAACACTTGTTCTTACTTAGATAGAATTTGTGTAACTTCTGATAATTTATCAAAGTCTTTTAATGATTCTGAAATTGATGAAGCAATGAATGAGATTCTTAAGTATGATTTGTTAGGAAATTATGTGAAAGTTAATAAAGAAACAGCACAAAAGTTTGCTGATTATGCAAAGAAAATGATGTATTCATCAGAAGAATCATCATAAACAAATAAAATTGAATATTATTACCTCTATCAGTAGTTTGGGACATGCGAGTCCCGGCTTTGATAGGGGAGGGGGTCCTGAAAATTGACACCCCCTACTGCATCGCGGCCGTCTTAAAAAAATCTCCGGAGGGATATTTTTGAAAAGCAATTTGGACACGATGCATATTTTCGTAGACATCTTTATAGAACATACAAGCTCTTATCGGTATTTTATCTCCTCCTAATATATAAGTGTAGGGTTTAGATACCCCAACAGCCAGTTGGGTTCT